GGAGCCAGTCAAGGATGTTCTGACTTGTGGTCCACGTGCATGTCAGCGTGTATGCAACGGTGCCGGTCGCAGCAACACGAGTGACATCGCTTGCGGTCTTGGCATAAAGCACCTGATTTTGGATCGGCACATTGAAGTCATAGAGCAAGTCGCCGTCATCATCTGTGCCTATGTACAGATATTGGGGAAGTGCCCTGACTGTGTATGTGCCATTGAATGTTGCATCTACTGATGCAACAACGATGGACTCGCCGACTGCAATCTCCGATGGGGTAAGGAGTTGCAGTACGGCGTAGTTATCCAGCAGGTATTTATTGGTGACGCTGTATGTTGCCATGAGCGGAAGCTCCGCTCTCGACTAAGCCTGAGTGATTTTGCGAATCATTCCGCTGATTGCAGCGAAGGTTGAAACATAACCGTGGAAGCTCATGGTCTTGCCCAAAGTTGAAGGCGTGTCAACGCTCAACAATCCCTGAATGGACTCGTAGAACTCGTAAGCATCGCCTTGACCTTGACCTACGCGGGTGATGATCATGGTCTTTGCAGCAAAGTTGCTGTCAACTACAAGCTGTAAGCCGAGTGGATTGCCGTTCCATGATGCAGCACTTTGTGATCCAAGTGCGTTCATGCCGGACAAGCCGTTTGCAAGCAACGGGAATACTGGTCTTCCGTCTGTGCCGATGAGCTGTCCGAGCTGTGCCCAGACATCTACTGACACGAACATGTGTGTTGGCAACCAGTTACGACCAGAAGACACATCGTTTGCTGCGTCATAAACAGACTTGAGCAAGTCAGTTACGGTTCCATCCCAAACGCCTGACGAGTTTGCTGCGGCGAGCAAGTTGTCTGCAGCGAGGTTGTCAGATGTGATCATGTATTCGCCCATCAAGTCATTCAAGATCAAACCCATTGCTTCAGGTGACGTGAACGAAATGTCTTGTGAGGACAAACTCACCTGTCCAGCTAAAGTTGTTTTGCTGACCGAGTTGCTGGCAATGACCATTGTCGTTGCAGATACAGCTGACAATTCAGTGGACTGTGTTGCAACGCTGGTGTGAGTTGTAATTGTTGGACGAATGAAAGTCTTTGAGCGTCCGCCATCCGGATAAGCGCGAGCGCCGACAGCTTCAACTACAGGGCGCAAGAAATTTAGATCTTGTACCAATGGTCCGAGCACTGGAATTGGCAAGAGACCGGGCGTGTCAGAAGTCAACACATCTCCTGCAGCTGCTTGAAGTGCTGTGCGCTTTGATGCAGAATACTCTGACACTGCAGCGTTCATGTTCTTGAATGTGTCACCACCGATGTGGTAAGCAGCCATGAATTCACCTGCGGTTGGCAAGATAAATTCACGTTTTGCTTGTGCGAAAATTGGGGCAGTTGGGATTGTTGCCTCGACTGCTGGTGCGGTTACTTCTGACATAGGTTGCTCCTGTTCTTGGACTTCTGTTTCTATAGTACTTATTTCTTCTGGTTCTTGGGGGATACTCGCTGCGACGGTAGCAATGTTTGCCATATCGCCGAATGCGCCGATCGGCACAAGGCTGAGCTCCATCCAGCTAGCTTCTTCAATGACCATGGTTCCCTCATCGTCGTAGGAGAATTTTGTTGGATTTACCCCTACCGATACTTGATCAATGGTGCCATCTGATGCCATGACTAGCGCGTCGTTGCCTAACGTGGTAGCGCTGATCTTGGCTGTGAACATCATGCCCTGCTCAGTGTCAACACGCTCAGTCACTACGCCGACCGGCTGACTTGCGTCGTGGTACATGAAAAGTCGTGGTGCTTTGCCTGTGACTGGCAGTGAGCCCGGACGGAATATGACAGCAGTCCCATCCGAGACTATTGCTGGCACATTGTAGGGGACCGCTGTTCCAGAGATTGAGCGTCGTGGTTGATCGCCTTGTGCAGCGTCAAGTGTGAAGTCTCCTGCGATTAGTTTGATCATGAATTTGCCAGTCTTTCTTGAGTGTTTTCTTGGACTGGTTCGTCTTCACGATCAGCCATGTAGTTCTCTTCTAAATATGCTTCTGCGTCGTATTCTACATAAGTGCCGTTGGGGAGAACGGAATTGAGGGAGAACGCTTCTGCGATTGCTTCCGAGTAAAGCTTTACGCCAAAGATGTAAAGGTCTGCGCGTGCTTGCTGGGATGATTGGTAGCTGTAGGAGCCTGTGCTTACGCCGACAAGGTATGGCGGCACATTGCCTAGGCGCGCCATCTCAAGTGCCGAATAGTTAGCTGACTCAATAAGAAGCATTTTGTCTGGGCTCATTGTGGTGGCTTCATAAGACAAAAACTCATTTAGCGCTGCAGTCTGGTTAGTTGCTCGAGCGGCATTGAATGATGCAGCAAGGTCTGCTAGTTCTTGCGCGCTCAATGGTTCTCCGCCTGTTTGTTTCAGGATGCCTGCAGGGATTGATGAGCTGGCGTTTCTATTGCGCGCTGCTTCTACTTTGAGCGCTGTCTCCACCGCTGACACGCTGGTGTAGATCAGTCCTGTGGTCGGTGAAAGTATTTGCAAAAGATCTTTAGGATCTAGCTCTACGCCGTTGAAAAAAATTGCATTACTTGGAGCAAACCAGACGGGTCCAGCCTGATCAGTGGTTGTGATTGATCCGGATGGCAAGCGTTGGAAGGATGCTGGATACCCGTCGCTCGTTCTGCTTGTGATGTGGACGATGCTTCTGCCGAACATGTAGAGGTCATCAAATACCCATGACATGAAATGAGCGTAGGTATTTTTTGGGTCTGGTTGCTTTAGCCATGCGCGGGGTTCAATATAAACCTTCTGCATTCGTTCGCCGTCCCAGCGCATGTTGTACATGCGAAGTGGCATACATGAAATGACTGATGCCATGAGATCTCTACAGCGACTTACCGCTGGGATGGTCATTAGTTGATTGCGTGCTTCGCCTTCGCGCCAAGAATAGTACTGATTGAAGACATTGACTTTTGAGTTCATGTTGGCGTAGCTGTTGTCACCAGCAGCAGCCGCCTTGACTGGTTGAGGTGAGATCGCCGCTTTGTTTACTTTGCGCGAGAAGATTGCCATAGTTCTATCGTGCCATACTTTCTATTGATTTAGGTGGAGTCGCGCATCAGGGTCTTCTCCGACGAAAGGCTCGACGCACGACTCCGCGCCGATCTTAGTTGGCAACCACGACAAGCTGTGGCTTCCCACGTGAGTGACGATTGCCGGCAACGATTGCAGTCGAAAAGATCATCGTCCTGCAAAGTTCTATTGGACCGGGTGAACGCTGAGAGCTGACAGCGATGGAGCCTTGCGTGCGGACTGAGACAGCGCGCACGACATGCTCTGCCAATGCCATCTCACCTGTGTGGACGATTTGCTTTTCACGGATCAATCCTTGGACAGCTGGAGTCCATTTCAGGATTTCGGCATAGCCCACGATGACTCGACGCGCTTGCAAATATGGCGGACATTGCAGATCAACTGTCGGCGTGAAAGCAAATTTGATTGACGGGTCTTTGGCGATTGCGCGGACATGTTCCCAGAGCTGGGTTTGGGTATCGCACGTGAACGCGACAGTGACCCCGATTTTGCCGTCTGGCATGAGGACAGATCTTGTGGCGTAATAGTGCGAGTCGTTGAAATCCACTTCCACTGCGACCACTCCCCCAGCTGGTAAAGGTTCAGAAGAAGCAAGCTGACTCCAAAGTCCTTGTGGAAGCCATGACCGATCGGTGGCAATCCAAAGATTCACGCTTGATCGCAAGAAGCTAGCGCGGTCAGGTAGCTGGGACTCTGACTCAATAGTGGACATCTCAAGGGTCTTGCCTAGCGCTGGGTTCGCATAAGCCCAAGCGATCGGATCCATTGGATCAAGATCTGGTGGCGGCGACCATTCACGGAAGTGAAAGTTTGTCGGCTGATGTGTGTCAATCAGACGCAGACCCATCTCTCGATAGCGCATCATGACCTTGGATTCTTCTGTGCCGGCAGTGGACCACATGCTTAGAAGAGGGAAGCGTCTTGCGCGCATAGTCGGCGTGATACCGCCGTCAATAACTTCTTCATCAATTCCCCAGACCTCATCCACCAGCGCAAGGTCAACGGACAGACCGTGAGCTGCATTCGGCTTCGCTGAGCGGACTAGAAGCTTTGATCCGTCAGGCAGTTTCGCAGCTAGGCGACCGTAAGACCGCGTCAGCTTTGCATCAAAGTACTCTTCCAAGATCTCAGCAATCTCTTCATAGATCCCGGCAGCGCTGTCAAGACGATGTGCCATCAAAAGGATGGTCTGCTTTTCACCACGGATCTTTGGCATTTCGGTCAACCACCATCCAGCCAAAGCGCGCAAAGCAACTGACTTGCCTTGCTGTCGAGCACAAGACACCAAAGAGCTACGAGTCACCATCTCTAAGCCGGCATCATCAGAAAACGCAAGCTGATCGGCAAGCGCTGCAATCTGCCACTCCATCAGATCTACGCCCATGAATTTTCTAGCCCAATCCACG